TAATAAGTTTGCTAATATATTAAATGAAACAGATCCTTTGCGAGAAGAAGGCGTACCTAGTTACGGCGATTTAATGCAAGAAGGAATGGATAATATGTCATTTACTTCGAATGATGCTCAAGGATTTGGTATGATGCGAAGTGGTAATGCTGCTACACAAATAATGGAAGATCCTGAGTCAGGAAAAAATATGCAAGTTGATCCGGTAGTTGCAAAGGCAATGAATCGTGATTATAGAGGATTAATGAAAGCAATGGATAAAAAGAAAAATAAAGGCTTTGCACTATAATGGCATATCGTATACAAACAGTTAATGATACAACGACAAAATCTGAAATTGGATTAGGTGTAGACCTGTCATTCGGTAATCCAGGTGTATTTAAAACATTGTATACGACAAATGATCAAGCTAAAGCTAATATTAGAAATTTATTGTTAACAAGAAAAGGTGAACGATACAATCTGATTAATTTTGGTACTAATTTATTAAGTATAGTATTTCAGCCTAGTACTCCTGATATTAAAGAGTTAATCAATTTAGAAATTAACGAAGCATTAAGTTCTTGGTTACCATATATTGTAGTACAAGATTTAGAAATATTAACTGTAGAAGACGATCCAACTTTATTGCACACTATTAAAATAACATTAAAATACACCGTTGATGGATTTAATACTGATGCTATTACGATAACTGCTAGTGAAGATTCATCTACCATAACAATAGATTAATTATGAATGTAAATAAAGACATAACGTATATAAATAAAGATTTTGGTCAATTTCGTAAAAATCTAATAGACTTTACTAAACAATACTTTCCGGATTCATATACTGATTTTAATGAATCATCTCCTGGAATGTTGTTTATGGAAATGGCTTCATATGTTGGTGATGTATTATCATATTATGCAGATAATAATATAAAAGAATCATTATTAGAACAAGCAACAGAACGGAGTAATATATTTGATATTGCAAAAGAATTAGGATATGCGCCTAAAAACGCAATTCCAGCTTATACAGATATTGATGTGTTTCAATTAGTCCCATCTATTGGTTCTGGTGATAATGTTCGACCAGATTATAATTATGCATTAACTATTAAATCTGGATTTCAAATAAAACAAAAAGACGGTCCGGCTGTTTTTAGAACTTTGGACTCGGTTGATTTTGCATTTTCTTCTAGTATCAATCCAACTGAAGTTACCATATACGAAACAGATGATGCTACTAAACAGCCTATATATTATTTGCTAAAGAAAAAAGCAAGAGCTGTATCAGGAACAATTAAAACTACAACATTTACATTTGGGACTCCTATTGCATATGACAAAGTAGTATTACCGGATCGAAATATTATAGATGTTATATCATGTGAAGAGTCAGATGGTGATAATTGGTATATGGTTCCTTATTTAGCACAAGACACTGTATTTGAGTCGATTCCTAATTTAGCAGAAAATGATCCTGATTTATCAGTGTTTAGATCTGCAGCACCTAGTTTGTTGAAATTGAGAAAATCATCTAAACGTTTTATTACTAGATTACGTAGTGATAATTTATTAGAAATGCAATTCGGGTCGGGCGTATCTGATAATAATGATGAGGAGATAGTACCAAACCCTACTAATGTAGGAAATGGATTAGCAGGATTTCGTAAAGCAATTGATGTTGATATTGATCCATCAAATTTCTTATTTACTAGAACATATGGTCAAGCCCCAGCAAATACCACATTAACAGTTAAATATACAGTAGGAAATGGTATTACTGATAACGTGCCGGCAAATGTATTGACTTTAGTAGATTTTATAGAATTCGAAGACGATGTTAATAATACAAATAATGCAGGTATAGTTAATTTTGTTAAATCTTCTGTAGCTGTAAATAATCCAGTTCCAGCAACTGGTGCTAAGAATCAAGACACACTTCAAGACATAAAAAATAATGCATTAGCTAATTTTGCAACACAGAATCGTTTAGTAACAAGAGAAGATTATATAATCAGATGTTATTCGATGCCAGCAAAATTTGGTAGTGTAGCAAAAGCATATATTGTACCAGATGATCAGATATTACAACAAGATCAAGTTGAAAAGCGTATTCCAAATCCACTAGCAATGAATATGTATGTTCTAGGATTTAATTCAGATAAACAACTAGTAACATTGAATCAGGCTATTAAAGAAAATTTAAAAACATATCTCGATCATTATCGTATTTTAACTGATGCTGTAAATATAAAAGACGCATTTATTATTAATATAGGAGTTAATTTTGAAATTACCGTGCTTCCTAATTATAATAGTAATGAAGTATTGTTAAAATGTGTTTCTGGTTTAAAAGATTATTTTAATATAGATCGTTGGCAAGTTAATCAACCTATCATAAAGTCTGCAGTTACTAATATTATAGGTAACATTCAAGGAGTACAGACTGTGGTATCTACAAAGATCAGAAATATATATGATTCAGATAATGGGTATTCTGGAAATGTATATGACCTTGCCCCTGCAACAAAAAATGGAATAATTTATCCATCATTAGATCCTAGTATTTTTGAAGTAAAATATCCTAATCAAGATATTCGTGGAAGAGTAGTAAGTTCTTAATATCTTTATATTTATACTAAAAGGATATAAAATGGGCGTAATACGGAATAATAGAACAAGTATTGTGGCAGGAGGCCTTATTTCAGCAAGTTATGTTTCTGATGTATATAATGTTTTAACTGGAAATACTGTTGAAAATATTGCGTTTTCTGGATCAGTAAATATCACCGGTAGTTTAATCGGAACACTAACAGGTACAGCTAGTACAGCATCATACGTTACCACAGCACAGACAGCAAGTTACGTTACTACAGCTCAAACTGCTTCTTATGTTGAAAATTCAATTAGTTCTTCTTATACGAGTGGATCACGTGTAATTACAACATCTGGTTCAATTCAATATTTGCAGGTAACTTCAAAGTTTATCTCAGAAGGAACTGCATTTATCTATACAGCATCACTTCCAGCAACAGATCCATCTGTAAATGGACAACTTTGGAGAAGTGGTAGTTATTTAATGATTAGTACAGGTTCGGGAAGTTAATTATGTTTAGAATATTTTATGCAGATAGTGATGCTACTATGTATGAAGCAAATAGCCTTCAATCATATAATACTGGATTAGATGAAATATTAGAAGTTGGAAAGCAATTAGATACTGATGGCGAAACGTTAGTTAAATCTAGATTTGTAGTTAAATTTGATATGTCTGAAATACAAGACACTTTAACAAAATATTCTGCAGACTTAAATTCATGTAAATTTGTGTTACAATTATTTACTACTAATGCAACTAATCTTCCTGCAGATTACACATTAGATGCAAAATTAATGGGACAACCATGGACTAATGGTACCGGTTATTCTACTAGCACCGTTGCAACAACAGATGGAATATCTTGGGCAACGCCTCACGCATCTTGGTCATATTCGCCTAGTGGTTCACAAACATTAAGTGGTTCATCTTGGATATCAAGTAGCCAAGTTATTAACACCGGTGCACCTAGTTTATATATATCTGGTAGTGGCCTCGGTGGTAGTTGGCTATGGCAATCTGGATCTGGAGTATTTAATACGTCATCATTTGACTCATCATATTTTTATCAACCAGGCTTAACTGAAAATGAATCTTTTTCATATAGACCAACTGATATTAACATGGATGTTACAGGTGCAATAAAAACATGGATATCAGGAAGCGGTAATGTGTCTGTAGATAATAATGGATTTTTAATTAAGTTTTCTGAATCAGATGAAACTGACGGAACTAAGACTGGTATTATTAAATTCTTTAGTAGAGAAACACATACTATATATGTCCCTAGGCTAACTATGTACTGGGATAATAGCACTTTTACAACAGGATCATTATCTTCGGTTAATTTAGAGTCATATTTAACTTATAGCAAGACTAAACCGTCGTATAAAGACACTGAGATAACTAAAATTAGAATATATGCTCGAGATAAATTTCCACAAAAATCTCCTTTAAATTTATTCCCACTCGAAACAGTTAAATATTTACCGACTACCACATATTATGCAATACGAGATGCCGCTACAGATGAGTACATAATTCCGTTTGATAATATTTATAATAAAGTAAGTTGCGATAGCACAAGTAATTTCATACATGTAGATATGAATAGTTTTATGCCGGAACGGTATTACCGC